GTCAATATCTTGGATTACGATTTGATTTAAAGACAATGAGATTAATTTCGTTTAATTGATTTTATATATACTTATATACAAACAAAGGTTATTATGGCAAAGACAGAAAATTTAGATAAGGAAATTGTAGAAAGATTAAGATTTCTACGAGATGAAACTGATAAGATTGTAATCTTCTTAGGACAACTTGCAGTTCAAGAACGTGCTCTAAATAAAAGATTAAAAGAAGTAGAAGATAATCAGGAAAAGTACGGAGCAATGAACGATAAGTATATCTTTGAGTTAGAAGAAAAGTTAGCAGAACTCGATAAGACATATAAAAACGGTCAAATTGATTTAGATGCTGGTACAATAACAGTTCAAGAATAATTTGGATAATTAAAAATATTTTCGTATCTTTACATCGTAAAGTGTATCCAATAGGTTATGATAAAGAAAAAACTACTTTATGTAGCATCTCACCTTTCTACGGGTGGAATGCCACAATATCTCCTTAAACAAATTCAAACTTTCAAAGATGAGTTTGATATTAGTGTGGTTGAATATAACGACCATTCAGGAGATGCTTTTGTGGTTCAAAAAAATCAAATTAAAGATTTAGTAGATTTATATACACTTTATGAAGATAAAGAGAATAACTTCTTAGATGTATTTAATCGAGTATCTCCTGATATAATTCATTTTACCGAAATACCTGAACATTTTATATCACCCGTTGCATTAGATAAAATCTTTGGGAACACAAAGAGAAAATATGATATCGTATGTTCAACTCATGGTTCTCTAACTAATCCTGATGAAATTAGATACCAACCTGATAGATATGTGTTGGTATCGGAATGGAGTAGACAAAAATTTGAACACTTGGGAGTAGATACTCAAGTGTGGGAATATCCAATCGAAGATATTAAGTACGATAAAGATACCGCAAGAGAAGAACTTGGATTTGAAAAAGATTGGAAACACGTACTAATGGTGGGGTTGTTCTCAGAAGGTAAAAATCAAGGAGAGATATTTCAGGTTGCACGAACTTTAGAAAAGTATAAGATTAAATTTCACTTTGTAGGTAATCAAGCCGGAAACTTTAAAGATTATTGGGAACCTATAATGAAGTTTAAACCTAAAAATTGTGTAGTTTGGGGTGAAAGAACCGATACTGATAAATTCTACAAAGCATCGGATTTGTTTTACTTTAGTTCTAAATTAGAATTAAATCCACTTTCGATTAAAGAGGCATTATCATATGGGTTACCATCTATATTTAGAAAATTACACACTTACTTAGATACTTATGACAAATATGAATTAGTTCATTATATAGATGATGATATTAGTAATACTAAACAGCTAATTCTTAATATTTTAAAACCTGATTTTAATGAAATTCCTGGTTGGTTTTCATATCAGAGTTTGTATGATGAAGTGGTTGATAAATTACCTGAAAATTCTGATGTGATTGAAGTAGGTTCTTGGATGGGAAAATCCACTAATTATTTTGTAAATAAAGTAAAAGAAAAAAATAAAAAAGTAAGGTTTACTGCAATTGATACGTTTAAAGGTTCAGAAGGTTATGATGGGTTATTGCATAGAACAATCTTAGAGCCATTTGATGGAGATTTATATACGGAGTTTTCTGATAATTCTCTTATGATGGGTAATTTCGATAGTATCAATATTATTAAGGATACATCGGAAAGTTCGAGAAATTTATTTTTAAATAATTCCCAAGATTTTATAATGATTGATGCGGGACACGAATATGAAGATGTAAAGCAGGATATTCAATCTTGGTTTTACAAACTTAAACCCGGTGGAATTATAGCAGGTGATGATTATGGTACCAATTTATTTGGAGGATTAACTCACGCAGTAGATGAATACTTTTACAATCAAGTTGAAACTCGAGAAGGGTGGGTCTGGTATCGAAAAAGACCACGTATTCAAATAAAACATATGATGACCCGACCTGATGATGTAAGAGAACAAATTAGTGCTAAATCTCTTAAACAACTTCAACGATGGGGTTTTGATTATCAACCAATTATCAATGAGGTTTATGATGAGTTACCTCCAAAAGAATTTTGTAGAAGACCAGAAGATATATCAGATATCGCAACTTATTCAGGTCATCGAGGTATTGGTAAAATTACGGGTAGACATTATGGGTGTTATCTTGCACATAGAAATGCGTTAGAAACAATCGATGAAGAAAATTACGATTACACTCTTATCTTTGAGGCAGATGCATTTATTTATTCTAACCTAAAAGATTTTGTAGATATTGTTCATAAGGCATGTTTTATCTCAGAAAGAGATAATGTTCCCTATATTGGATTTGGAAATAATCCATCTTGGAATAGAACGGATATTGATGAGTATTTTTGGCAAACCGATTACAATCAAGATTGGGCACATGCTTATCTAATACCAAATAGAGATAAGGGATGGTATATGGATAGAATTCAGGATTGTGAGTGGGATGTTGCAGATTTGTGGTATAATCATGTTTTTTACCATCATAAAAGACCAAGATATACTACCTTCTATCCTTATTCAAAGCAAGCAGAAGGGATATCACTTTTAGATAACACAAATAAAAGTTGGAAATGATATACGATAATATAAAAAGAAATAAAACCAACATCGTGGATATAAAAAATAAAATTTTTATTTCATATGTTCGAGGTCCTCGTATTGAAATTATAGGTAGTAACTCTACTACATACAAAGTTGAGTTTATTGATAAGAACGATAACTCAATTAAGTTTCAAACTGAAATAGGAAATAATAATTGGGCGAAATCTAACTATGAATATTTTATTGATTGGAAGGTTAGAGTTTGGGAAAAAACTGTTCTTATTCACGAAGAAGATTTTAATGCAAAAGGTAAACGAGTGTATATAGCAATGGATTCAAAAGCAATTGGTGATACCATTGCATGGTTTCCATACCTTGAAGAGTTTCAGTTAAAACATGAATGTGAACTTATAGTATCTACATTTCACAATAAATTATTTAAAAATCAATATCCAACAATACAATTTGTAAAACCTGGTGACACCGTAGATAACCTTTACGCAATGTATTCATTGGGTTTATTTTATGATAATTTTTTTACTCCGAATCTCTACAAAAATCCAACAGACCCAAAATCAGTTACAATGCAACAAATGGCAACTGATATACTTGGATTAGAATACAAAGAAATAAAACCAAGATTACCTAAGAAAAATCTTAAAAAAGATGATAAGTTAATTACCATTGCTATTCACGGTACTGCACAACCAAAATATTGGAATAACCCAACGGGATGGCAAGATGTAGTTGATTGGTTAAATGAAAAAGGATATACCGTTAAATTACTTTCAAAAGAAGATACGGGTTATATGGGTAATGACCACCCAACAGGAATTATAAAACATCCCGAAGGGCCGTTAGAATCGGTTATGGATGAGATGAGAAAATCAAAAGCATTTATTGGTATTGGTAGTGGATTAAGTTGGGTTAGTTGGGCATTGGGAACTAAGACCGTATTGATTAGTGGATTCTCATACGATTGGGCTGAAATGCAAGATTGTATTAGAATCGGTGCACCTAAAGGAAAATGTGAAGGTTGTTTTAATAGATTAAGGTTGGATGCTGGTGATTGGAATTGGTGTCCTGACCACAAAGGAACTGAAAGACAATTTGAATGTACCAAATCAATTACTAGCGAAATGGTAATTAAAGAATTAGAAAAGTTTTTGTAAATGAAAGTTTGGATTAATGGATGTTTTGATGTTCTTCATCATGGGCACTTTAAATTGATTACACATGCAAAATCTTTTGGTGGAGAACTTAGAATAGGAATCGATTCAGATAGAAGAGTAAAAGAATCAAAGGGAGAAAGTAGACCTTTCCATACTCAAAATCAGAGAATATTTAATTTACTTCAAATAGAAGGTGTAACTGATATTGTAGTGTTTGATTCTGATAAAGAATTATCTGATTTGATTAAAAATTACAAACCCGATGTTTTCGTAATCGGTGAGGAATATAGAGACAAAGGAATCATTGGTAGAAACCATGCTAAACAAATAGAATACTTCCCAAAGGTAGAAGGATTTTCAACAACAGGATTATTAGATGAGTAAAGTATTAGTAATAGGAGAAGCATGTACTGATATCTTCATTTACGGAGATACACCTCGCCTTTCACCTGAAGGACCTGCTCCTGTTTTCATTCCAAGAAAAGAAGTTTATAATGGTGGAATGGGCATGAATGTAGTGGATAATTTGGTGGCACTAAACATTGATGTAGATTTTCATCACCAACTATCTCCAATCACAAAAACAAGACACATTCACGAACCATCTAATACTTTATTGTTGAGAATTGATGAAGAGGAAAATATTGATAATGTAGGTGATAGATTACCTAAAATAGATTTTTGGGAATATCAAATGATTGTAGTTTCTGATTACAACAAAGGATTCCTAACCGAAGAAGATATTGCATATATCGGATTTAAACATCCAAATGTAATTTGTGATACAAAGAAAAAATTGGGTGAGTGGTGTAGAGATTTACGATTTATAAAACTTAATCGTTCAGAATTTGAAAACAACAAAGAATTTATAGAGCAAAACGATTGGATTTTAGAAAAGTTAATAATTACATTAGATAAGGATGGATGTATGTACAAAGGTACAATGTATCCAACCGAACGAGTAGAGATTATGGATATCTCAGGAGCAGGGGATACTTTCGTAGCCGGTTTTGTGAAAGAGTTCTTAGATTCTGAAGATATTCCAAAATCAATACAATTCGGAAATCGTTGTTCGGCACAAGTTGTACAAAAACGAGGTGTAACAACAATAGATTACGAAAATTTATAATTTATATATTTATATACAAACGTTTTAACAATTAATTTTAAGTCATATGGCAAACGAACAAAAAACATCAATCGATTTAGTTACAGTAGAACTTTCACAAGAAAAGTTAACTGAAATCAAAGAGTATCAAGGACAGTTGAACAATATTGTAAACCAACTTGGTCAGATGCACATCAGAAAAAATGAACTTCACTCTGAACTTGATAGAATTGAGGAGGGAGTATCAAAAGCAGAAGAAGATTTCAAGGTAACAAACTCAGAATTAAGAAAAGAGTTAAATAAACTTGAAAGAGATTATCCAAGAGGTCAATTAGACCTTGATAGTGGAACAATTACTTATAACCCTGCGTTTAAAGAGCAACAACAATCACAATTTGCACCTAACGGAGTAGAAGGTGGTGAAGTAGTTGATGCACCATTTACTCAAGCATAATTGGGTAAAACGAGAAATCGTATATTTATATAGTACAAACACAATAGTACTATTATAATGAACGAATTATCTCAATTTTTAGTAGAGAGTATATTAGGGGAAGCGGACGGTGTAGAAAACAAAGTTGTAGTCTACGCTGGCCGCTTTCAACCTTTTCATAAGGGTCATTATGCAACCTACTCTCACTTAGTAAAAAAGTTCGGTAAAGATAATGTGTTTATCGGCACATCCAACAAAACCGATAATCAAAAATCACCTTTCAACTTCAAAGAAAAGGTGATGATTATGACAACGATGTTTGGAATCCCAAAGAATAGAATCGTTGAAGTAAAAAATCCATATGTACCAACCGAGGTACTAAAAAAATTCGATAAAAATAATACGGCATTCATTACTGTTGTGGGTAAGAAAGATGCTAGTAGATTAGGTGGTAAGTTCTTTACCCCCTATAAAGATGGGATTGATTTTGAAGGATACGAAGATAGAGGGTATGTTTACATCGCACCATCAGGCGGTGGAGGTGTAAGTGGAACCGAAGTTCGTAACGGATTAAAATCAGGTTCTGATGAAGATAAGAAAAAATTCTTCACTAAAAGAGCATATCCAAAATTTAACCAAAAGATTTTTGATTTTATTGTAGATAAATTATCTAAACTACCTGAAATAAAGTATGAAGATATTTCTATTCCAAAAGAAGTAATTCTCGAATGGTTAGTAAATGGTGGTAGTGAATTAATTGAAAACTCATTCATCCAAGGTTCTCAGGAAGTAGATGATGGACCAAACTATCTTTATCCAACATTCGCTGCATTCGATAAATCTGCCAGAAAAAGAGCAGAACAAATCGGTTGGGAAGTAGTAAGACAAATCATGTCAGATGATTTAGTTGATATAGACCCACACCCAATTTATCCAAATGGTCCTGTTAAAGCAGTAACACCATATCCTGCAGGGGTTATTGGTAAAACAACTGCAACCAACCAAAAGGACTTCAAAACTCCTGAAGCATATGACAAGTGGATGAGACACATTTCAAAGGCAGTAGCGGCATCAGGATTCTCACTTATTAACTTCTTCTTAGATTTTGAAGATGAAACTGAGGGTGATGAGAACTATAATAATACTGATTTATCGGATAAAGGAGCAAACTTTGTATCAGAGGATATAACACTACCTGTGAACGTTGGAGATACTATTTTAACAGGAAGGTTCAAGAACAAGAAAACCGTTGTTAAAACTATCGGAAAAGATGAACACGGGATGCCAACAATCAATGGTAGAAAGGTAGTAAACTTTAGAATATTAAAAGAAGGTACAATTAATGAAATCCCAATGGCAGATTTGGTAAAGATTGACCAATATGCAGATAAACAACTAAATCCCGTTGATGTAGTTCTAACTGATAAACATTTCTTTGATAGATTACAAGACCCAAGAAATAAAAAAGATATTTCACAAGCGGAACTAATCGGATTTTTCAAAAGATTAGCAAAGAAAAAAAAGGAATTCATTAACTTCTTAAATCAATATGGTCAAATCGTAGCAAAAGATAACAGAAGTAAAATCAACATTCCGTTTATGAAACAAGCGAACAAAGTAATCGCTAAAACCATAATGAGAAAAGATGATTTTAAAACACCAGACCCAGAATATAAATTTGAACAATTAGCAAAGGGTATGGATATCTACGATATTGCAAATATGCATGGTGTAGATATTGATGATTTAGATAAAGAATTACAAGCGGGAATAAAAGTAGAAATGGAACACACTTCAGATAAAGGTGTGGCTGAAAGAATTGCATTAGACCATCTTTATGAAGACCCAAAATATTATACCAAACTTGCTACTATTGAGGAAGTTCACATGGGGTATCCTGACCAAAAATGGATTGATGACCACGAAAAAGAATTAAAGAGATTAAGACAAAGTTTTGATAAAGAAAAGAAAGATTTGAACTTTGATAAATCTTATGCAATTCAGGAGAGTTTACTAACCGAAGGTGGTGCATATGGACACATGAATCATCCATTCGATACTGAAATCAATTTAACTTTCGGACAATTAAAAGATATTGTAAATAAAGCATTGGAAGGAAATCTTGAACTAACAAGAGAGAAAACCGATGGACAAGCACTTGCTGTTTCTTGGAGAGACGGTAGATTAGTTGCAGCAAGAAATAAGGGCCACCTAAAAAATAAAGGTGCTGGAGCATTAGATATTAAAGGGGTAGCAACCAAGTTTGCTGGTAGAGGTGAATTAGAAAAAGCATATAACTTTGCAATGAATGACCTTACTAAAGCAATTGGCTCTCTTTCAGAAAAACAAAGAGAGAAAATCTTTAAGGGTGGTGCCTGTTTTATGAACTTGGAAGTAATTTACCCAACTTCCGTAAATGTAATTCCTTATGGACAGCCGTTATTGGTATTTCATGGGACTATGGAATATAACGAGGAAGGAATTGCCATTGGAGAAAATCAAGCGGCTGCAAGAATCCTTGCGGGAATGATTAAACAAGTGAATCAAGATGTTCAGAGTAACTATACGATTCAAGGTCCTCCTGTGGTTGAATTACCTAAATCAAAAAATCTTAGTAACACAAAAGCTAAATACAACGGTCAAATTTCTAAATTACAATCCAAGTTTAAGTTAAAGGATAACGATGGTATTGCAGAATATCACCAAGCATGGTGGACTGATTGGGTAACTAAGAACTCACCATCTACCTTAGACAATAAAACTCTAATGGGATTGGTTAAGAGATGGGCATTCTACGATAAATCATTCCGTTTAGATAATAAGAATATTACTGATGTAAAAACAATAGAGTGGGCTAAGAAAACTGATAAACAAGACCATGCTAAAATGGCTAAAGATAATATCAGACCATTTGAAGATATCTTCTTAGGATTAGGTGCTGAGGTTCTTTCACTTATGAGTTCTGCGTTGACAGTAAATCCTGATTCTGCAACTCGTAATATGAAAAAGAGATTAGACCAAACCATCAAAGATGTGAAAAAATCCGGCGATGTTAAAAAAATCCAAAAACTCAAATTGGAGTTGGAAAGATTGAATTCTATTGGTGGTAAGGATAAGATTGTACCTAATGAAGGAATTGTATTCGTCTATAATGGAAAGACCTTCAAACTAACAGGTACTTTTGCACCACTAAATCAGATTCTTGGATTATTTTACGAATAGTAAAAAACTTTATACTTATATATAAGTATATATAAAGAGGTTTATGGCTAAAAAAGAATTCAATAGAAAGTTCATGCACCCAACTCGTAGAAAGTTGGTAGATATGGTAATGAACGGAGAGTATGCAAAAGATACTCAAGTTTCATTTTCAAATATCAAACAAGAAACTAAACGAGAGATAGGTGATGTATGGGAAGATGAAAAGGGTAACATTTGGGAACAAAAATCATATGGTAAGGTAAAACAATCTAAAATTACTGAAACCATGTCAGAGGTTAGAAAGTATCTTCAAAAACTTTCAACTTGTAAAGCAGAAGATTGTGATAAAAACAAGTATGGGCCAACTGATAAAAAACTCATTTCAAAAACAGGTTATTGTTCTAAGTGTTTAGCAAAAAGAGAACAAGAAATTAGAAACGATGGTTTATGGGATGCCTACAATGAATATAAAGTGTATTCAAATATGGCTGCATATGGAACTGAAGTTCTTGAAAAAATGAACAACGCTTTGAATGAAGTTACCAATATTCATGAATTTGTTAATGATGATGGTTCGGTTGAAAAATGGAAATCGGATAAGAGTGTTGAAGAATTAAGAGCCGAAATCGAAAAAGATATAGAAAATGGTAAGAAAGAACTTACCGAAGTTATTGAAAAGAGAAACGCAGCATATGAACTCTTAAAAGATAAAAATTACGAATTAGTACAACCTTTGTAAAATGAATAGTAATACAAAAATATATTTAATATTGATTGTAATCTTAGGATTTGTAGGTTACAATCTAATGGTAATGCATGATATTCAAACGGATGTTGCTGCATTTGATGCTAAAATTGAAGAGATTCAAAGTGATATTGATTCAATTGCAGTTGCCAACGATGAGTTGGATATGAAAATAGAATCGTTACATTCAGAGATAGAATTAATCGATAGCGATATCGATAGAGTTCAATCTAACATTACTACGATAAAAAACAAAACGAATGAAAAAGTCAATAATGTTGATGTTCTTACTTTCGATGAGCTTATCAAGTTTTTCACAGACCGTTACCAATCCCAACTCAGAGGTGAAGAGGGACTCGGTGGTGAAACTGGAAGTTCCGATAGTGAGAATGGTAATTAAAGATTTAGTTACCTTTGATGGTTTAAAATTAGAACTGGTAGAAACTAAAGACTTACTAAGATTATCACATGATAAACTTGTTTTAAAGGATAGTGTGATTACATCTTTAAATGGTAAGGTTATTAATTTAGAAGGTATTATTCAAAAGAAAGATGAACAATTTGGATTAGAGAGTGAAAAATCTAAACAATTGGAAAAAGAACTAAAAAGGCAAAAAAGAAATACCTTCCTATGGAAATTAGGAACAATTGGTGGAGTGGTTCTTAGTTTGTTTTTTGCAGCTGGTGGATAATTGATTTATGGGACAAAAGAAATCATTAAAGCAAATTATTGCTGAAGAATATCAGAAGTGTGCTTCTGACCCAATTTACTTTATGAAAAAGTATTGTAAGATTCAGCACCCGGTGAGAGGAAAAATAGCCTTTCACCTTTTTCCATTTCAGGAAGATACTCTTGTTGATTTCAAAGACCATCGATATAATATAATTTTAAAATCTCGTCAAACGGGTATTTCAACCCTAACCGCAGGATTCTCTTTGTGGAAAATGTTATTCAATGATGATTTCAATGTTCTTGTAATTGCAACTAAACAGGAAGTAGCTAAAAACTTGGTAACTAAGGTAAGGGTGATGAACCAATATCTTCCTTCTTGGTTAAAGTTGGAAACTATCGAAGATAACAAACTATCACTTAGATATTCAAATGGTTCTCAGATTAAAGCAACCTCAGCTGCAGGAGATGCTGGTCGTTCTGAAGCATTATCCCTTTTGGTATTTGATGAGGCAGCTTTCATCGATAAGATTGAAGAAATTTGGGTATCGGCTCAATCTACCTTATCAACGGGGGGTAATGCAATCATCTTATCAACTCCAAATGGTGTGGGTAATTTCTTCCACAAAACTTGGGTAGGTGCAGAAGATGGTTCGAATGGATTTAATCCAATTAGATTACATTGGTCGGTTCACCCTGAACGAGACCAAAGTTGGAGAGACGAACAAGAAACACTATTAGGACCAAAAGGTGCTGCACAAGAGTGTGATTGTGATTTCATTTCATCGGGGGAATCGGTAATCGAACCTCAACTCTTAATGTTCTACAAAGAAACTTATGTACAGGAACCCATTGAGAAAACAGGATTCGATGGAAACCTTTGGAAGTGGGAATATCCAAATTATGAAAAATCTTATATGGTTATCGCCGATGTTGCTCGAGGAGATTCTTCGGATTATTCGGCATGTCATGTAATTGATGTAGAATCGTGTGAGCAGGTTGCTGAGTACAAAGGTAAGTTAGATACCAAAGATTATGGAAACTTCCTCGTTGCCCTTTCTACTGAGTACAACAATGCACTACTCGTAATTGAAAACGCAAACATTGGTTGGGCAACAATACAGCAGGTAATCGATAGAGGTTATCCGAATTTATATTATATGAGTAAGGACTTAAAGTATGTAGATGTGGAAAATCAAATGTCAAATAAATATCGTGCTCAAGATAGAGGTATGGTTGCAGGATTTTCGACCACATCAAGAACTCGTCCTTTAATTGTATCAAAGTTAGATGAATACTTCAGAGAGAAATCCGTAGTAGTTCGTTCAACCCGAACTATCGATGAATTGTTCACTTTTATTTGGAATAATGGTAGAGCAGAGGCAATGCGAGGATATAATGATGACCTTACTATGAGTTTATCTATTGGTCTTTGGGTTCGTGATACTGCACTTAGATTAAGACAAGAAGGTATTGATTTAACCAAACGAGCATTAGGTGGAATTACTACACAAACCTATACAGGATTGTATGGTGGAAATTCCATGGAAGATAATCCATGGGAGATGGATATCAATGGTCAAAAAGAAGATTTAACCAAATGGTTGTTGTAAACAAATATTAGTAATATTTATATAGTATAGGTAAACTAAACTAATTTGATATGGATAATTATATAGAACAACTTTATAATCAATTTAAGAACGAATACTCGGAAACTGTTATGGAATACGATGTAGAAAATTATGACGATTTAAAGGAGTTTATAGAATTTATCAAAGAATATAAACCTGAAGTTACTGAAGGTGAGTATGATGGAAGAGATGTCAAACTCGGTAAAGTAATGCAAGGTGATGTAAAAAAGTTCAAAGTTTATGTCAAGAATCCGAAAGGAAATGTTGTTAAGGTAAACTTTGGTCAGAAAGGAGCTAGGATTAAGAAAGATGACCCCGAAAGGAGAAAATCTTTTAGAGCAAGACATAATTGTGATAATCCCGGTCCAAGACACAAGGCTAGATACTGGTCATGTAAGATGTGGTAAATAAAGGTTATAAAACAAAAGTAAAACAATGGCAGAACAACAAGACAGAAATTTCTTTGGTAGGTTAACCAAACTCTTCTCTACTCAAGCAATCGTTAAGATTGATGATAAGGGTAAGAGAAAGGTTGTTGATACTGATGAAAGACAAAGAAATACTAACTTAGTAAATCTTAGAGATAGATACACTAAGATTCAGAAGTCATTCTATGAACAACAGGGTGGTGCACAATCAATGGCATATCACCAAGTTCGTAGAGAATTATTCAGAGATTATGATGCAATGGATAACGACCCGATTTTATCATCGGCACTTGATATCTATGCAGATGAATCAACTTTGAAAAATGAATTCGGTGATACATTAGAGATTCGTTCATCAAATGAAAAGGTAAGAGAAATCTTAGATAACCTTTTCTATGATATCTTAAATGTTGAGGCAAACTTATGGCCATGGACAAGAAACTTGGTAAAGTATGGAGATTTTTTCTTACAATTAGAAATCGAACCTGAAAAGGGTATTATCAACGTTCAACCATCCTCAATCTACGAAACGGAAAGAATTGAAGGGTTCGACCCAAATAATCCAAACTACATTAAGTTTAAGATTTCACATGACCCAACAGGTAAAGGTGAATATGAAAACTTTGAGATAGCACACTTTAGATTATTATCAGATACCAACTTCCTACCTTATGGTAAGGCAATGATTGAAAATGGTAGAAGAATTTGGAAACAATTATCTTTGATGGAAGATGCGATGTTGATTCATAGAATTATGAGAGCACCTGAGAAGAGAGTTTTCAAAATCGATATCGGTAATATTCCACCAACTGAAGTTGATAACTACATGCAGAGAATTATCAATAAAATGAAGAAAGTTCCTTTTGTTGATAGAAATTCAGGAGATTACAACCTAAAGTATAATATGCAGAATCTAACTGAGGATTTCTTCTTACCAGTTCGTGGTGGAGATAGTGGAACTCAAATTGATTCGTTAGGTGGTTTAGAATATGCTGCTATTGAAGATATTGAATATCTAAGAAATAAATTATTTGCTGCTCTAAAGATTCCAAAAGCATATTTGGGATATGATGAGAATGTAAATGGTAAAGCAACTCTTGCTGCAGAGGATGTAAGATTCGCAAGAACTATTGAGAGAATCCAAAAAACACTTGTATCTGAATTAACTAAGATTGCAGTTGTTCACTTGGCAGCACAAGGTATGGATGATTACCAAATGGTAAACTTTGAATTAGCGTTGGTTAACCCATCTACAATCTACGAACAGGAGAAAGTAAACTTATGGAGTGAGAAGGTAAGATTGGCATCTGATATTCAACAATTGAATATGGTATCTAAAGATTGGATTTACGAAAATATCTTTAAGTTCTCGAAAGAAGAATCTGATGCTCAGAAAGTAAACATGATTAATGACCTTAAAGACAGATTCAGATATCGTTCAATTGAAGATGAAGGTAATGACCCAGCAATGGAAGATTCAGAACCAACTGATGTTGAAATGGAATTGGAGTCTCTTAAAAATGAATTGAAAGACAGGGGAGGTAGACCGAGAGAAGGTAACACTTATGGCAAGGATAAACATCCTTATGGTAGAGACCCCTTGGGTTCAAAAGAAAATAAAAAAGCATTGAAGAAAAATGAATCTGCAGATGCTAGAAATGCAAGTAGAGTTGCAAAACAATATGTTAATGGTGTTTCATCAAAAAGGAAAATGATTGCGGAGAAAGGTGATTTTTTAAGTGATGAAAACTTACTTGATGATTAAAATTTAATAAATAATTTTAAACTTATATTTATATACAAAGATTTTCGTATATAGGTACTTATTATAGGAAAAAACTAATGAAGAAGATTAAACATTCAAAGTTTAAGAATACAGGTATTCTATTCGAACTATTAGTTCGACAGATTACCCTTGAAGTTCTTAACGGAGACACAACAGAAAAGGCAAAAGAGATTGTTCAAGAGTTCTTTAAGCAAGGAACTGAGTTGAACAAAGAACTTCGTTTGTATGATTTACTCGTACAGGAAAAGTACAGCACAGAATCTCGTGCAGAAAAATTCATTGATACTGTTAATGAAGCACACAATAAGATTGATGCTCAGAAACTAAAACGTGAAAAGTTTAATCTTGTTAAGAAAATTAACGAATCGTTTGATATGGATAATTTCTTGTCTTCTCCCATATCTAACTATAAAGTACTTGCATCGATTTATAAAGTCTTTGAATCAAAATATCTTGACAGTTATGATGTAAAAGATATGTTCAATTCAAAAATTACTTTGATTGAGAACATCACATCAAAACCAGCAACTCAAAAAAGAGAAGAGAAGAAACAACTTGTTGAAGAATATCGGAAACAAGACCAAGATATTAGATTACTAACCTATAAGATTTTAGTTGAAACTTTTAACAAAAAGTATTCAAATCTAAACGCACAACAAAAATCATTGTTGAGAGAATATATTAACAATGTAAACAACACTTCTAAGTTTAAAGATTACGTATCAAACGAAATTCCAAACATCGTTAAGACATTAAAATCAATCACCGAAAAAATTACTGATAAAGTAACAACTATTAAATTAAACGAAACTATTACAGTTTTAGAAAATACTAAAATCGGTAAAGTGGTATCTGATAAACAAGTTTCATCTATTATGATTGCCTACGAATTAATCAAAGAATTAAAAACAAGGATAAAATAATGGAAGAAAAGTTAAGGGAACTAATCAGAAACATGGTCAAAGAAATGTTGACCCAAGATGAGTTGGAAGAAATAACAACAACTGCTAGTGTTGCAACTCCTTCTGTTCCCCACGCTTTTAAGAAAACTGATGGAACTGATAAGGATAATGAAAACGATGATGAGTTTGTAAATAAAATTAATCAATCAACAGGTTTCAAAAAAGTTAACGAAAATCGTTGGCATGAATTAAGAAATGCAGAAGGTACTCCAAGACAAAAAGTTGGAAAGGGTATTTCACAAGTAAATAAACAACTTTCTGAAATAGAAACTTTCTTAAGATGGTATGGTAAGATTAAAAAAGAAGGAGATTTGAAATCCGAACAATATTGGAAAAGAACTCAAAATAATCTTTTAAAGATACGAGAAAGGTTAACAAAAATTCAAAATAGAATATCAGAACTTAGTTAAGAAGGAAAAGAATGAAAATCACAAAAAGTAAATTAGCAGAAATCGTAAAAGAAATCGTACAGGAAGAAAAGGCCGAGTACGAAAAGTTCTTTAGAGCAATGTTGAAGAAACATGGAGTTTCATCTCCTGCTGAACTATCTGATGAAGAAAAGAAAAAATTCTTCAACCAAGTTGATGCTGAATATAAAGCAAAACACGAAGGAAACGCTTTTGGTGCTGCAGTAACTGCTGCAAAAGAAAAGGGTGAAGATGAATTCGAAGTTGGTGGTAAAACTTATAAAGTAGAATCGGTAGTAAACGAAGATGCTAATATGAACAAAAAGGTTAAACAACTTTTAGATAAAAATTTAAAAGAGTTAACCAAAGGTAAACCAAATCATCAGTTTGCAGTAATGCACATTTTGATGGGAGCATTGAGTGATGCTAATTTTCACTCAGAAGCTAAACAAGTTGCAAAACTATTCCCTAAAGCAAAATATGAGGGAGACCCGATGGCAGCTAAGGATGTTGAAGAATACTACCACTATGAGTTAGGACCGGATGTTGCAAATATTTGTAAATGGGATGGTAAAGATATCGTAGATGCTATTGGTTTTTATGTGTCAATGACTATTGGTAGACCTGTTGGTGAAAAAGTTGAAAAATTAGTTGAATCAGTAAATGAAGCATATGATTTTAAGCCTAACAAAAATATGAACAATTTGATGAAAGGTAGAAAAATTAAAAATGTGGTTTATTCTGATAAACTTGGCTTTGCTATTATTTTGGATAATGGTAAATTTGTTTTAATTCGTGGGCATAGAGCTACACCGGGAAGTGAAAAAGAACTTGAATTAGAATCAGTAAACGAATCTGCAGGATGTGGATGTGGTTGTGGATGTGGTTCAGTAAATGAGGGATTCTACAAATCAATCATGAGTAATGGTGGTAGAAATCTATTCTTTGCAATGGTAAATGATAAAACCGATGAGGTTAAAACTATTGATGCAAAAACTTGGTTATCATCTTCTTTAATGGATAATGCATCAAAACATTCTAAAGAAAGAGTTGTAAAAGCTATTCTTAGAAATCAAAAACAATTCAACAAAAAAGTTGAATTCAATATGTGGGCTAAGAAAAATAGACCTAACTTTAAAGAAACAATGGAATATTTCTTTAAAAATGGATTTATTAACAATATTACAAATAAAGGTATAAAGGTTTACGAAAGCAAAGAAGAAGCAGTGTTCGAAGGTAGAGCATTTGTTGCAGCAGCTAAGAAGGCAAAGGAGGAGGGTAAAACCGAATTTGAATTCAATGGTAAAAAGTATCCTGTAACCCTAAAAGATTAAGAACTATGGGAAATCTAATTATAGAAACAAACTTGTTCGAGGGTAAGGTGAATGAAGATTCATCAGGAAGAACTATCGTTAAAGGTGTTCTTCAAAGAGCAGGTGCCGAAAACCAAAATGGTAGAGTTTACCCAAGAGAGATTTTAGAAAGAGAAATCAAAAAATATCAAACTCTTATTAATGAGAGAAGAGCATTGGGTGAGTTAGACCACCCCGATTCTTCGGTTATCAATCTAAAAAATGTATCACATAATGTAAAGGAAGTACATTGGGAAGGTAATGATGTAGTAGGTACGGTAGAAATTTTACCAACCCCATCAGGAAATATCTTAAAAGAATTATTAAGAGCAGATATCTTATTAGGAATCTCATCAAGAGGTATGGGTTCAACTGAATCTATCGGTGGAGGAAAGGTTAGAGTTGGTGAAGATTTTGAACTAATCGGTTGGGATTTTGTATCCAACCCATCTACACATGGTGCATTTATGACTCCAATGAACGAATCGGTAATCAAAAATATTGGTACTGATGTTTGTGGAGATTTTTGTAAAGCACAAGATTTAATGAGAGAAATTATAACGGAATTAGGATAATGAGTAAGAAAAACTTTGACATATACGATTACGTTCACAACAACAAATTCACGTTGAAGGTTGAGCAAAAAGGAAGTAATACTTTTAAAGGATATAACGATATTCGTAAAACTAATATCAATGAGGTAATAGTAAACGAAAATGGTTTAGATTTAAAAGCATCTTTACAAGAAAATAGAATGTTGGCTCCTGAGTTGAAAAAACATTTTTTAGAAATTATCTCAACTTACAATGGATTCAGAGAACAAATGCAAAGACAATCAGATATTGTTGAAGTTGCAGAAACTCTCGGTGGTGTTGTAGAGGCAGCAAAAGAACTTACTATTAATGAAGCTGATGATTGGTTTGATAAAGTAACCATCAAAAGAAATATGAAAGAGTTGGAAAAACTCGATGGTCAATTTGATAAAGTGGTTAGTGAAGCAAAGGCTTTAGACCAAAGGTTGCATGCATTGTATGAGGATATGGGACACATATTAGGTAGATACTATGAAATCTCTGATATTGACCCTGCTACAATGAGAGAACGCTTAGGAATTAAAGAAGATTAATATTATGCCAGCAACATCACAACAACAGCAAAAATTATTCGGATTGGCACTTTCAGTAAAAAGAGGTGAAACTCCACGTTCAGAAGCATCAGAAGATGTGTTAAATATCGTAGATTCAATGACAGAAAAAGAAATCGAAGATTTTGCAGGAACATCACACAAGGGTTTACCTAAAAAAGTAGAAGAAGTGATTAGAGAAGAAGTTAGAGCTGTGATTAGTGAAAATATTCCAAGAATGTACAAAGTGTACTTAGGAGTTCAAAAGAAATTAAGAACGATGGAAGATGAGCAAAAGAAAATGTTAGCTCAATTTAAATCTGAAAAAGACCCTAAAAAGAAAAGAAGTATTTTAGATAAAATGAAAGATGGAACTAAAAGACTTCAAAAAGTAAGAGCCAATTTAGATGATATTGAAAACGAATATATCAATCAAATGTCTTACGATACTTCATATTCAGAATCAGTAAATGAAGGATATGGTGATTGGATAAAGGCTAAAAACCTTACTGATATTATCAACTTATCGAAGAAAAAGAAAAACGCAGTATTTTATGTAACTGATGATAATAACTCAAGAATCGGTTCTTTCTATTTAAAAAATGGTAAATTTGCTAAAGCAACAACTGCAAATGCAAGTTATGATTTACAAAATAGTAAAACATCGTTGAGAGATAGAAGTGATGTAATCTACAAATACAAAGTGGATGAATCAGTAAACAAAACCATCAACGAGAGATTAACTACTAGTGATATGAAGTATATGGATGGTTTGGCATTAAGAAAGCCATTAGATATTGCATTAAAAGAACTTAGAAAAGTTGGACAAGATTTAATCGATAGTGAAGGTTTCGATAAAGGGGATGTTAAAGAATTCCTATTATCAAAAGTATCGAGAGTATTACACGTAGGTTTAAGTGAATCTACTCAGGAATCAGTAAACGAAGTAGCATCTCGTACTGCAATGGAAATCGGAGCATTGACTGGGTTAAATAAAAACGCAGTACAAGATTTTGTTGACAAGCATGATTTAGATATTGAAAAGGTTTACAAAAGTGTAAAGAGTATGAACTTGGCAGGTAGAATGAACTTTGTTACTGCAGTTGCAGGTAAACCGGGTAACTCACTACAAAAACTAGCAATTAAATTAAATAAGAAGAAATAAGTACTATGAAACTAACTGATTTAATCAATGAAGAAAAGTACACTATTATTGACCCAAAGGGAAATCCTGCGGGAACAGGTACTAAAGACCAAGCAAATCAAAGACAAAAGAAACTTGGTGGTTCTAAAAAAGGATACTTTGTAGTTCCTGCAAAGAAAGCATTGAAAGCAAGAAGAA